ACTCGGTGGCTTGGTAGGCAAAGGTATAGTAGGATTAAGAGATGAAATATACAACTCGCCACTATCAAAATATGTTACGTAAGGTCAATGAGTTTGACGTAGAAATCTACTGCACAGAGAACCCAGAAGAAGATGTAATAGAAATGCGTAATGCCAAAAAGAGAGCAATCTTGCAATTATCTGCTACAATACAAGCTAAACGAATAATAAATAAACTGGTACAGACATGGCACAAACCGCAGACCAAACAGGCATAGCTTCCTTAGGCATGTTGGACCGAATGATGGGTCCAAGCAAAGCAGAAACAGCTAGAAATGTAATTACAACTATAGGTGATATGACTCCTATGGCTCCCGAAGTACGTAGAATGATGGGCAAAGAACCTATGGGTATGGCAGATACTCTTATGGCTGGTGCAGGTTTGATAGTCGGGTTACCTATGAAAGTAGCTGGGGCTTTAGCCAAAGGCACTGATGCTGTAGATGAAGCTTTTGATTTACTCAAAGGTTTTAAAAGCACTGAAGACATTGAAGCCACTCTTATGAGTATGTTTAAAGAAGGCATGAAAAAAAGAGCAGCGGCTAGTGCAGATGATGTAGCTAGTCCAGACTTTATAGAAGGTACTAATCTAACCAACAACGCTCAAAGATTACTCAGAAGAGCACAGGACGAAGGACTCGTAAACCGTAACTTTAGTTTGCAAGTACCTGAAAACCTAAAAGCTGGAGGCTACGTCTACAAAGACTAATGGCTGTCCGCAAAGAGCAGAAGCTCCACATCTCCCGAGCTAAATACAAAAAGACTTCACAGGGCAAACGCAATGTGAAGTTTAGCACTATGAATAAACATAAAAGACGTATGTATCATGGTTATTAGTTAGATGGGGCAAAGCCGAGGGAGAAATATGAAAAAACCAGCTCTGCCCCTAGGGGAGTATTTATCAATTAACCCTGCAATTCTATAACAAATATTATAGACAATACAACACTTTTCGTAGATAATTTGAGACATGACATTGAGATTAGATGGGTCAGTGTCTAGTTTGGCTGACAGCCCATGCACAGGAGTGTGTTCTTGCACACAATTTGGTGACAAAAGGTGCAAAGGTTGTGGACGCTATGACTTTGAAGCCAACTCTTCCTTTTGGAATGAGTTAGATGATATACAAAGAAAGTTAATCAATCTTAGAAATGCTTCCGAAGGCTTTAGAATTAGACATTTACGCTAAAAACGACCCTCAAAATCTTTTGGCTTATCATAAGTCTAGGTATCCTGTGCACTTTTTAAATGTTGAATACGAAGCAGAAATAGAACTTGATGGCAAAATAATTACCCGTCGAGTACACAACTGTCTGTCTTTTGAGGATGCTTTTAGAAAGACAAAAAGGTCTGAGCCGCATGGCACTGTCCGCAAAATAACCAACGTTGAAGACCAATCTTTTACAATTTATCATTATAAATCAAAGGTTTAGGGACGAAGGACCACGGACCAAGGACCTAAGGTCAAAAAACTGCAGAAATTAGGTAGAAATGAGGTAAAAAAGCCTTAAAAACCCTTTCCTATATAGACATAAATAGTATAAAACCTAATTCCTAAGGTGAAAATTTACAAAAAATACAAAAGAACTATCAAAATTTTGCAAGAAAATGACCTTATGACCTTAGGTTGAGCTGTAGACCCTGTCCTTAAAGGGTTTTTACCTCATTTCTGTGACCTTAGGTAGACCTTAGGCGAATTATGTGGATATTTATGCCAAAAGTCTTATAATTACAGTATCAATCTTTCCTAAAATTTCTCCTTTGGTGATTGATGCTAGGCAGTAGCAATACTGCCTAGTTTTAAGGTATCATTCCCACATGGCAAAACAACTAACTGCTAGTCAAAAGAAGTTTGCTGAAGAATTCGTAATGAATGACGGTAGCAAAACGAAAGAAGAGTGTGCCTTGTCGGCTGGTTACTCCAAGTCTTCTGCTCGGGTCAGAGCCTCTGAATTAACTAATCCACAAAAATATCCTGAAGTTTGTAAATACATAGAAGAACTACAGACTCAAGTAAATCAAAAATACAATGTGACTTTCGGTAGGCATGTCAAGAAACTTGCTGAGATACGCGACGCTGCGTTAGAAAAGGGCAACTACACAGCTGCCGTCGCAGCTGAGACACAAAGAGGTCGTGCGGCTGGGCTGTATGTAGAAAGAAAAGAAGTTAGGACTGGGTCTTTGGAGTCGTTGAGTGAAGTAGAACTTAAAAAGAAAATGAGAGAGCTAGTATTAGATTACAAACCTATGCTCGAAATCGAGAACGCACAACTGGTTGAGCCACCTTCTTCGGATATTCTCGACCCATAATATCTTCGTATATCTCTTTTTGAGCTTGTCGCTTGTCCTCTTTAGAAAGCTTGTCAAGTATCCCAACATCTTGTAGCTGGGGCTTGTAGGTTTTCCATATGTTCGCCTTGTCGTTTTTCCAATACCATTTAATTTCTCCCAGCGAGTCGCTGGTATGTCCGAATATGTAGCGTGGGGTTTTCAATTATTGAAGAACAGAAGGTATGGCAATGTCGCCATCAATGTCATTTAAAAGGGTTATGAAATGTCTATAACCATTGTCTTGAACAAACAAGCTGTCGGTTATAGGTACATCAGATATTTGATTTTGTAATTTTATGGGTAAGCTGTCGATAAAGAGTTCTGCTGTAGCTAAGCTGTCGAAAGTTTGTACATAGCTTAGCTCTCCTTCTATGAAAACTGCAATAACATGAATAAATCTTTCTTTCACTTTATTAAAGTTCCTTCTTTTTCGTACTGTAGAATAATTTTACTTCTTGATACAGGGCAACTTATGTAAAGAATTGATACTAGCTTGTCGCCTTCATAACCTTCTATACAAGTTTCGTTTATTTTGTAGTTCATACCAAATAGATTTCTAAATTATATACGAAAAGTAAGAGGAGTATTCCCATAACAAAGATGATTATATTTTTTATCATGCAGTCCACCATTTTGGCTTGTCCCTTCCTTTTTCCCACTTTGCATAAGTTTTCTCGTGGATACAGTATTTGCGATAGGCAACTATGGGGTCTGGGTGTTTGTACTCGTCGGGCATGGCTTGTGCCAATGGGGTCATTACCGAAGACATAACTATATTTCTAGGACACGGCTCTAACCACTTTTTTAATTTTGTGATACTAGCGTGTTCTCTGTTATATCGATAGGCATATTCTTCGCCTAGTGCAATAAAGTGTTTGTATAACCAACGATAATTACCAAAACATTCTCTTGCCCAAATGGTACAAGGATGATTTTTGTATGCAGTTTTGTAAAGTCCAACTCTATCTGCGTATTCGTCGCCGTCTAGTTCTCTGTGTGCTGTGCATAACATCTGTGCTGTTTCTAAGGGCATCTTCACTAGCATCTTATCGGGCTGTGCTTTTGCTGATAAAACGGGACAGTCATTAAAATAAAAAATGTTCATTCTTTTTCCTTTAATTTATGCTCTACGGTATTTTTAAAATCATAAGCTAAATTTTCTATGTATTCCCAAATCTGCTCTGCAGAGTAATATTCAAAAGGTTGCCAAACAAATTCCAATAAATGACTGTCAAGTTCTTCATTTGTCCATTCATCATATTCTTCGGGCAAATGTTCTGTTAAGTAGTGTCCACTAGCCCATATAATTGCTTCTTTTTCTGTAATCTTCATTTTATCTCCATCCATCTATCATCATAAAATTCAAATTCCAACTCTGTGCTGAGTCGTTCTACTCCGTCTTTGATAGGTCTGCCCGTGTGTCCGATACTCTCGCCAAGCTTGTCGACTCCTTCTTCTATTGTGTCTGCCTCAACTTCGTAAGTGTGATATATCTTTTCAAGCATTACTATTTTTTGTTTTTTAGCCATTGTCTTCTCCTATTATAATTATGTAGCCGTCTTCTTTTTGAAACTGATACGTTGTACTGCCGTCTACTAAGCCGTCGCATTCTTGACAGATTTGCTGTACTGCAATACCACTATCTCGTTGCATAGTTTCCCAACCTTCCTTGCAGTTATCACATTCATCAATAACTTCAAAGACTTGGTCTTCTAATCTAACTTTCATACCTGTTTTGTATTTCATGCTTCCTCTCTGACAAATTCTTTGTCTTCGCTATCAATGTGGTTGATTAGTAAGTTGTACATGGTTATTTCTCCTCTAGTAACTCTTTAACTTGTCTTTGACATTCTTTAGAGCATTCTTTTATTGGTTTATCGGTTAAAAAATAATCCATCAAAGGATATCTTTTATTTTGTTTCTTTATTTGTTTCTGGTGGTGTTTAAATATATTTTTGCTCATGGTTATTTCTCCTCTAAAATTAATTTTCTTTTACCAATTTTTATATAACCTTGTTCCGTATCTACAAGAACACTTTTATATTTTGTAAAATCTCTAACCTTGTGTTGTGTATTTTTCATTAAAGTATCGTACACATCATCTAAGAAATTTTTATCTGCTTGTTTCATTTTCATGTGTTCTCCTCATCAGAAAGAATGACTAAATGTTTTTTCATCCAATCTTCGTTGATGCCTTCTTTTTTTAATTTATCTTTTAGTTTTTCTTCAAACATTTTTTTAGTTTTTTTACTCATGCTTCCTCCTCTACTGTTGCATTTTCTACATATTCAAAATAACTATCTTGCTCAATATTATCCCAAGTGCATAAAGGTTCATCATCTTGTGCAATAGCTTTTGCCTGTTCTTCGTTATCAGCTTCTACTATTTTGAATACTTTGTAAGTGTATTCTCCTTTTACTCTATATTTCTTCATGCTTCTCTCTCCTGAACAAAATAGTCCTCGTTATCTGCTTTGACACTTTCGTACTTGTCGGCATTTTCTTCTAAACTACCAAAGCCTGAAGCTTTTGCATCTATAGGTAGAAAAATGTCTGCATTAACTTCTTCAATAGTAAAGTCTGTAATTGACTCAGGGTCTTCTCCGTCGCCAACTCTTAATTTATTATTTATCTCCAACCACCTTTTACTATCATTGGTAATTGCAATCAGTTCTGTTTGCCCATATGGGTCTGTCCAAAATATAGCGTTTAGTTTCATATTTCTTCCTCCATTCTGATTTCTCTTTGCTCTACAAAAGTTTGAATAATTTTGATTAGCACATCATCAAAATCATCTACATGGTAATTATCTAATATCTCTACTATTTCAGGCATTGTTCTCTTCTCCTAAATTTTCAGGCATTTTGATACATTCAAAATCCCATTCGTATTTTTCTTCGCTTAAGACTTCTCCTTCGCCTTCTTCTATTTTTACTTCAGCTTCTTCATAGTCATCTGCTTCAACAACTATTTCTTCAACTACTTCGTAAGTTATTTGAAAAACATATTTCTTCATTTTTTCTCCTTTATATATTTAATCTGTTTTTTATTATATTCAAAGCGTGGTATCTTTTTTCAGATGATTGCTCATACTCCAAGTTAGACTCCACTAAAAATGCTTGGTTATCTGCTTTATCTACTGCTTCTTTCACAACTTCAAAAGCTTCTGATATTGTTGAAATGGTCATAGGGTGTACTCCCTTAAAACAACTTTGTGCAATTCCTTTATCAACTCATCAGATAACTTAGATAAAATATCTTCTAAATAGCAGTCGTTTATAAATTTATCGGTTTTGTAGTCCATGAAAATCCATTCTTTGAATTTTTGGACATAGACAAGTCGTGCATCAATGCCTACATTTACAAGCTCGACATTATCTCCAAAAGTATGCTCTTCTAGTATTTCAATTATGTAATTTATCTCTCCTTGTAATGCGTGGCTCATAGTTCCACCTCATCATTTAAAATATCTTCAATACTAGCAAACTCAGTTCCCCACCAATTTATCGTGTACATGCCATTCGACATTGGGTGTATTTCGTAATTGAGTTTTAGTTTGTAAAGACTAACCATATTTTCGTAAATCCAATCTTGGAAAGTTTCTGCTTCCTTTTGGCTTACTATTCGGCTTTCATATTCTTCTGTGTAGAATTGATTACCTTGTACTATTGTTTTACTTGCTGTCATATTTTCTCCTTTGATAGCGTTAATTATCAGGCATTGTTTAGGAATGTTTTAATGGGTTTTCCTAGTCCGAATTTAATCTAGTTTCCCAACCTGATAATGCTAAGATACCAAAAATCTCCCATAAAAGCAACACCATTTTTAAGAGTAATATATACTTCTTATTACATGGCAAAAAGTGAGAGTAATTTTTGGCAACAAGTCAAGAAAAATCTTAAAGAATTTCAATGGCTACGCCTTGAGTCTTGGGCATCTCAGGGCGTTCCTGATTTGTTAGGTACAACTAAAAATGGGCAACTCTTTACTGTTGAATTGAAAGTAATAAAAAGTAATAAACCAAACATCTCGCCACATCAAATTGCGTTCCATTTACAGCGTAAAAACTCGCCGTGTTTTATCCTGATTTCGTCCCTCGTCCAATCAAGCTCTAAAAAATCTCAGCTCTATCTAGTTCCTTCGTCCGAATTAGAAAATCTTTTGGACGAAGGTCTTTCGTCCAAGTATCTCTGTACTTCTTTTGCTGACGTTGGTCAAAGGATTAAAAATTATTGGGGGGATTGTGGGGGGTAGGCTCGTCGCTTACTTGTTGATTTTTTTCCCACCCTGAAGCCAGATGGTTGTCAAGTCGCTGGACGCAAAAAAGCCCGAACAGTCGAAACCATTCGGGCTTTATGATTAACAAGCTCGGTTGTTTATTTTTCTGAATTTTTAAGAATGTGGTCTGCAAATCTTTCTCTATTAAATCTGGGGTTATCCGTCTTCAATAGATTTTCGAAATCTTTTCGAAACTCTGCAGAAACACCTCTTTTGTGTTCAGCAAATAAATCAGCGAACTTTATATAATACTTTCTTGATAAGGGCATTATACTTCTCCTATTTATTTGTTTTGTGGCTCTGACATTTAAGAGTTTCAGTATTTAAAGTAATTCCCTGCACAGCTAAAGCCTCCTGAATTAATTACTACCACATAAGAAGTATGGCACATATCCCATAAAATAGCAAGGGGTTTTGGGGTTGATAAAAGCGACGAGCCATGCTCAGCAAATGAGGAACGAATGTTGGCTCGTCGCTTTTATTATGATTTGTTTCGCTGCATGGTCGTGCAGCAGGAGGCGGTGGGCATAAAAAAAGGGCGACATACATCTCTGTTGTCGCCCTTTAGTTTGGGACCAATTACGCTAAATCTTTCACTTTTCCGTTTTCGTCTTTGATTAAAAGATATTCATATCCACAACCACCTGCTAATGTTTGTTTGTAGTCGTCAACTTCTTTTTCAAAATCGCCTTCGATTTCATTGTTGTAATCACTTGAAGGTAATCCAAAAGCTTGAACTTCAGGGATATAATCAGAAATCATTCTTCTTGCTTCATCTCCCCAACTATCATTTTCGGAACTAATTACTGCAACAGTAATTTTCTTTCCAATTATTACATCACAAAACTCGAAAGTTTTTCCTTTGATTTTTTTCATATTTACCTCGTTGTTTGTTAATCAATAATGAATTATGGCATAGGTCCCATAAAAAAGTCAAGGGGAAAAAGGGGTTGACATAAAAGCGACGAGCCGTCAGGCTCGTCGCTTTTATTATGATTATTCCGTGCACGAGTCTGTGGGGAAAAAAGCTGGGGATAAAAAAAGGGACGACTAACATCTCTGTTGTCGTCCCTCTGCCTGAAGTAAATGAAAAGGACCTCAGGACTTTTGGGAGAATTACTTCCTCAAATTCATGATACCACCTCTCCTATGTTTTGTTGTTGTACTCCTTCGGCGTAATCGTCGAAGCCCATATCCAGAACTACATGACCAATGCCATAAGATAATCTGACTCTCATTTCACAATCGTTGTGGACCATTTCGAATGTGACTGGGAACAAAGTATCTTCGGGAAAGTCCTCAAAGAACTCATCAGTAATCGTTCTATTCCTACCTTCGTCAATGGACCTTTGATTAATCCGTTTGACATCTTGGTAAGTCATAAAGCTAACTGTGTTATTCATATGTAAATATTAGGATAAATCTCATAATATGTCAAGGGGGACTTAGGGGGTAAAAGCGACGAGACGACGCAGTGACCAGCAACGCCGCCTTTTTGTTAGTGGATGGACACGGCGTTGGCTCGTCGCTTTTATTATGATTTTTCTGGGCTGCAGGATGGTGTGCTGCTGGGGAGACGACAGATGTGAAAAAGGAGAGCCGAAGCTCTCCCTTCCATGATTGACAACAACATCATGCTGACGATTATATCACGTATCCCATAAAAAAGGGAAGCCGAAGCTTCCCTCTTTGTTTGATTTAGTCTTATTCTTGCTCTTGAATTTTCCTCCTTTCGCTTTCACTTTGCGGATAGGAAGGCAGAGTATCTGCCTTCGCTCTCCCTGATAATCCTTCTGTTAGGTATCTCCAAAGCTTTTCATTATTTGGCGGAATAGATATTCTTTCTTTTTTCATTACTTTCTCCACTCCTTGAACCAGACCCTAACCTTGCCATTCGGTTGAATTTTTAAAGTCGGTATCTTCTTCAGATTTCTAAGAGCATTTGCCAAAGACACTGCTCTCGGATAACTTTCCATAAGTACGCTATCTCCAACCCTCATACACTCGGCAGTAAATTTAATCTTGCCTTGCTTACTCTCGATTGGAATACCTTTTTCTATTTTATACGTCTCCATTGATTTCCTCCCAACGCATGTCGTCTCGAATCTCTTGCAGTCTGCGAATTTCTCTGCTGAGTTCTCTCTTCTGTGCTTTCTTTTCTCTAATCATTTCGTGAATTTGTGTAGATAATAAATACATAATAAAAGAGGGGGAGTCCTAAGACTCCGCCTTATACCCCCATTCTTCTTGTTTTCTTTTTCTTTCTTCTTCCTGAAACATGACTCTTTCATAATCTCGGCTACCTTCTTCGGCAATTGAAATAACAAATTCGTCGTCTGCTCTATTAGTCCACGCCTCGTAAATAACAAAGTTTCTGCCGTCTCTGACACCTTGAACGCGGATGAGTTTTTCATCATCCGCGTAAGAGTTATCAATGGCATTTTTAAGTTGCTCAAATAACATTAGTTCAAGTCTCCATTTGGAAGTCTAAGATTATTTAACTGACCTAACTCCATGACTTCCTCCATTTGAGTTGTGTCCATATTGCCATTTGAAACAATGACAACCCCATTGATGACTAACTCGCGTAAGTCATTTTCAATACCTTGAAGTTCTAAGCCTTCGTTGGTTTTTAGTTTAAAGATGATTTTCATATTTCCTCTTTTTGTTGTTAATCAATATGTACATGATACAGATGTATGTAATATATGCAAATATATCTTAAGCAATCCCATTCACATAAATTAAGATAATGCAACTATTTCTTAGATTATTTTATTATATAAGATTGCTCTCATATAACTGGGGGGCATAAGGGGGGCATGATTACAGCGACAAGCCGACAAAAAAAGAAGTCGAGGTACGAGAACTGTCGGCTTGTCGCTGTAATCATGATAGTAGCAGAGGGGGGAGCCCCCCCAAACAGAATAACATCCATATACAGACATATATAAGTAAAGATATACACAAAAACTCTGGTATCAAAAACTTTGCATATAGGACCCCCCTTATGTAATATAAGCCCTAGGAGTCCCAGATGGAGAAAAAAATTTCTAGTTCCAAAAAATGTACGGACTGTAAACAAAAGCTTCCTGCAGAAGCCTTCCCAGCTCAAAGTAAAAAATGCTCAACCTGCCGCTACACAGCTCGACGAAAGGCTGCAAGTGCAACTCCACAAAATTTTTTAACTCGTTCGTTTGGTCAACTCAAACATGCAAGAATGAAAAAAGAAAAATCAAAGAAAGGTTGGGAGATAACACTAGAAGATGTTTTGGAACTATGGGAACTACAGAAAGGCAGATGTGCTTTGACAGGATTGTTTATGACTTTTCATAAAGACGGCAGTGGCAGAAGAGACTTAAACGTTTCTATTGATAGAATAGACCCAGATGTTGAGTATTTAGTAACAAACATTCAACTAGTTTGTCTTAGAGTAAACACAATGAAACATACAATGAAAGAAGACGAGCTTTATTGGTGGGCTAAAAATATAGTAGAATGCAAAGAAAATGAGTAAAGACTTAGATATAGACCTAGAAACTCTAGCCGAACAATATCCTGACGCAGCTAAAAAGTTTCTTGCTTTGAAAGAAGCATTAGATTCCAAAACATTACAACGAGAAGGTAAAGATAGCTTCATTCGTTATGTCAAACACATGTGGACTGATTTTATTGAAGGCGAACACCACAAGATATTTGCTCAAAAACTAGAGGACGTAGCTAATGGCAAGATAAAAAGGCTAATAGTTAACATGCCACCAAGGCATACAAAGTCAGAATTTGCTTCTACTTTTTTTCCTAGCTGGTTGCTTGGCAGAAATCCAAAGCTAAAGCTCATGCAAATTACCCACACCGCAGAACTAGCCTTCCGTTTTGGTAGAAAAGTAAGAGATATTATCGATTCGGAAGAATACAAACAGGTTTTTCCTGATGTTTCTTTGAAACAAGACAGTAAATCAGCAGGAAGGTGGGAAACCAACAAAGGTGGAGAGGCATTTTACTCTGGTATTGGTGGTGCAGTAACTGGACGTGGTGCGGATTTGCTAGTTTTAGATGATATTCACTCGGAACAAGACGCACTTTCACCAAAAGCATTGGACAATGCTTGGGATTATTACAGTTCTGGACCAAGACAACGTCTACAACCGGGCGGTGCCATTGTAATTGTGATGACTAGATGGTCGACCAAGGACTTAACAGGTAGATTATTGGCTGCACAGACGGACCCGAAGGCAGATAAGTGGGAAGTAGTAGAGTTTCCAGCTATTTTTCCAGAGACAGGCAACCCATTATGGAAAGAATTCTGGAGTATTGAGGAATTAGAGAGTATCAAAGCGTCTTTACCTGTCTCAAAGTGGTCAGCACAGTGGCTACAGAACCCAACTTCCGAAGAAGGAGCAATTTTAAAGCGTGAATGGTGGCAAAAGTGGGACAAAGACCAGATTCCTAACATGCAATACGTGATTCAAAGCTATGATACGGCATTTTCTAAGAATGAAACCGCAGATTACTCGGCAATCACTACTTGGTGCGTGTTTTATCCAGAAGAAGCCTTAAGTGCACCAGCAATTTTGCTACTAGACGTGAAAAAAGGACGGTGGGACTTCCCAGAACTCAAAGAAGAAGCATTGAAACAGTATAAATACTGGGAACCAGACACAGTTATCATAGAAGCCAAGGCATCTGGTATGCCATTAACACATGAACTACGTCAAATGGGTATACCTGTCGTAAATTACACACCGAGCAGAGGACAAGACAAGGTTGCTAGAGTAAATGCAGTATCACCAATACTAGAATCAGGTATGGTGTACGCTCCTGAGGAACGTTGGGCAGAAGAATTGATAGAAGAGTGTGCTGCTTTTCCATTTGGCGACCATGATGATTTAGTAGACTCGACCACACAAGCTTTGTTAAGATATAGACAAGGTGGTTTCATAGGTCTCCATAATGACGAGAAACTAGAGGAACGTGAACCAAGATTAATAAAAAGTTATTACTAGATTATGGTAGACGAAATAAAAGCTCCCACTAATATTGAGAACATTTCTCAACTTTACGACAAAGACCCAACGACACAAAATGTCACGGACGAGTTTGTTGAAATAGACTCTCCACTTACAGGCGACGAAGAAGTAAATGTCGAGTTTGCCCCAGATGGCTCTGCAGAAGTAGATTACTTCCCAGAAGACATACCACAAGAACCAGCAATTCCTTTTGATGCAAACTTAGCTGAGTTTATTGAGGACCAAGATTTAGATATGTTAAGTAGCGACTTAATTAGTGGCTACGAAGATGACAAAGCCAGTAGACAAGAGTGGGAAGATACTTACATTCAAGGACTAGACTTACTTGGTTTTAAAATAGAAGATAGAGAAACTCCGTTTCCCGGAGCATCAGGTGTCACTCACCCATTATTATCAGAAGCAGTAACGCAATTCCAAGCACAAGCTTTCAAAGAACTACTACCAGCAAAAGGTCCAGTCAAAGCACAGGTTATGGGAGCAGCGACTCCTGACGTACAGCAACAAGCTGCAAGAGTGCAGGACTTTATGAACTATCAGATAACTTCTGTTATGGAAGAGTACACACCAGAGATGGACCAACTACTTTTCTATTTACCACTTGCTGGTTCTGCATTTAAAAAAGTTTACTACGACCCAATGACGCAAAGACCTTGCAGTCACTTTATCCCTGTAGAAGATTTACTAATACCATACGAAGCCAGTGACTTAGAAACTTGTTCTAGAATTACTCAAGTTGTAAAAATGAGCCACAACGAAATACGTAGTCAACAACTAGCAGGTGCTTATAGAGACATAGATGTAAAACCTGCTTACGTAAATGAAGGTTCTGATGTAAAAGAAAAAGTAGATGAGTTAGAGGGTATTACTTCTTCTGGTAATGACATGATGTATGACTTACTAGAAGTACATGCAACTTTAGACTTAGCAGGGTTTGAAGACCCAGATGGTATGCACTTACCGTATGTCATAACCATTGACCAAACTTCTGGCGAAGTATTATCTATTCGTAGAAACTACAGAGAAGGCGACCCCCTCAAAAGAAAAATAAACTATTTTGTACACTACAAGTTTTTACCGGGTCTTGGTTTCTATGGCTTTGGACTAATCCACATGATTGGTGGTTTATCCAAAACTGCTACCGCAGCATTAAGACAACTAATTGACGCAGGTACTTTATCTAACTTACCAGCAGGTTTTAAAGCTAGAGGACTAAGAATCAGGGACGACGAAACTCCACTAGAGCCGGGAGAATGGCGTGACGTAGACGCACCGGGCGGAGCACTTAGAGAATCACTAGTACCACTACCATACAAAGAACCGTCAGGCACATTACTACAACTAATGGGTATTTGTGTTGATGCTGGTAGAAGGTTTGCTTCAATTACTAATTTAAATATTGGTGAAGGTAATCAAGAGCTACCAGTAGGTACAACCATGGCTCTACTAGAACAAGGAACTAGAGTCATGTCAGCTGTGCACAAAAGACTACACTATGCACAGAAAACAGAATTTAAAATATTAGCTAGACTTTTTGCGGAATATCTTCCGCCTGAGTACCCTTACTTAGTGGCGGGGGCTGATGCCACAGTAAAACAAACAGATTTTGACGAGAGAGTAGATGTCCTTCCAGTAAGCGACCCCAACTTCTTTTCTATGTCCCAAAGAATATCACTGGCTCAACAAGAGCTTCAGTTAGTACAAAGCAATCCAGAGATACACAATATCAAAGAAGCTTACCGAAGAATGTATGAAGCTTTGGGTACAGAAAACGTTGAACAATTATTTATGCCAGACCCACCACCACCAAGTCCAGTAGACCCAGTGATGGAAAACGCAAACGCTTTAGCAGGTGTACCTCTTGTCGCATTCCCTGACCAAGACCACCAAACACACATAGAGGTGCACCTGACTTTCTTAGATAACGATTTTGTGAAGTCTAATCCTGTAGCAGTACAAGGCTTAGTTAGTCACATCTTGCAACACGTTTCCTTAATGGCACAAAACGAAGCACAAGAAATGGCTATGCAAGACCCAGCCATGATGCAACAGTTGCAACAAGAACAAATGATGATGGACCAAGGACTTCAAGTGCCACCTAATCCTGCTATGGCAAACTATGTAGCTACTGCAGAACTAGGAGCACTACAAGAAATTATGCCAAGACTAGAAGAAATACTAGATGTTGAAGATGGCGTAGTAGCACTGAAGAATAAAGAACTAGATATACGTGAACAAGAAAACGAAGATGATAAAGAAATAGCTGAAAGAAAATTAGAATTAGAAGAAGAGAAAATAAAATCTCAAGAAGATATTGCCGCCCTAAGAGCTGGTGTCGACAGAGACCGCAATAGACGTGGAGGCAAATCATAGACGAACTTAATTTCACGTACTTAGTTCAACGTGCTATCTCTAATAAAGAGGAACAAATAAAAGAAATAATGGCTAGTGGCGGTGTAGAAAACCACGAGCATTATCAGAACTTAGTTGGTCAAATCCAAGCACTAAACTTCTTGCGTGAAGAAATTAAATCTTTATTAGATAGGATGGAGCAAGAAGATGAGTAAATCAGCTTTAGAAGAAAAGTGGGAAGCCAAGGCAGAAGACGAAGGCATTTTAGATAAAGCCTATGTTGGTGGCAAAAAGAAAGGCGACCCCAAATCATTGGACCCAGAGAAACTAGAAGAAAGTGTCATAGACCAACTTCCAGAACCTACTGGGTGGCGTATATTAGTTTTACCGTATAAGGCTAAACAAAAAACCAAAGGTGGTATCTTGTTAGCAAACGAAACTTTAGACAGACAACAAGCAGCGACTACGCTGGGATATGTTTTAAAAGTTGGAAGTTTAGCGTATACTGGAGACAGATTTTCCACAGGTCCGTGGTGTAAGAAGGGCGATTGGATATTGTTCGCACGATATGCAGGGTCAAGAATCGACATAGACGGTGGAGAAATAAAGATACTGAATGACGACGAGATTATAGCCGTAGTGCCAGAACCCGAGTCCATTCTGCATAACTTTTAACTACATGGAGAGGTACCATGCAAAATGAAATGACCACAGACCGAGCTGAAGAGCTAGTGCCATTAGACACAGACGGCAATGAAGTAGAGGTCGAACTAGAAGAATCTAAAGTCACAGAAGTGATTGAAGAGGAAGCTACCCCAGAACCAGAAGCTGTAGAGGAAGAAGATTCTTCCGAACATGAAGAATACAGCAAGAAGGTTGAAACCCGCATAAATAAACTTACTGCAAAACTAAGAGAAGCTGAACGTAGAGAAGAAGCTGCTACTACTTTTGCTAAGTCTATGCAGGAAGAAAATAAATCATTAAAAACAAGAACGACGGACTTAAATACAAACTATCTAACTGCAGAAGCTCAAAGGATTACTGCAGAAACCGAAAGAGCAAAGAACGAGCTTAGACTAGCTAACGAATCAAGCGATACAGAAAAACAAACAGAAGCCCAATCTAAGATTGCGGCATTGGCAGTGGAAGCTCAAAGAATTACTGAGTTAACTAAAGCTACTCCTGAAACAGCAGAAACAGAAGTTGAAGTCCCAGAAGCACCTCAACAGCAACAAGAGTACGCTGCTCCTACACCTGACCCTAAAGCTCAAGAATGGGCTGACAGCAATGAGTGGTTTGGTTCAGATAGAGCAATGACTATGACTGCTTTTGCAATTCACGAGGACTTAGTTAATGAAGGAATTGACCCTACTACAGATGACTATTATACTGAAGTAGATAACAGAATTCGTAACGAGTTTCCTCATAAATTTAATGATGAGGACTCTTCGCAGAAAAGCCGACCCGTTCAAGCGGTAGCACCAGTTAAAAGAGGTGCGAAAACTGGACGCAAATCTGTGAAACTCACACCTTCACAGGTAGCAATAGCTAAAAAATTGGGTGTGCCACTTGAAGAGTACGCGAAATATGTTAAATAACGTGGAGGTAACATATGGCAGATAACAGAAAAAAAGACGAAAATCGTCAACCACGCGAAGCCCAGAGTAGAGAGCATAGCTCTGCAAGAAAACCTTGGGCACCCCCGTCCGCTTTGGATGCACCTAATCCCCCTGAAGGATATATTCACAGATGGGTGAGAACAGAGGTTAGAGGATATGATGACCGTAAGAACATGTCAGCCAGACTTAGAGAAGGCTGGGAACCTGTTCGAGCAGACGAATATCCTGACTTTGAATCTCCCTCACTTGATGAAGGTAGATATGCAGGAGTGATTGGCGTAGGTGGACTAATTCTTTGCAGAATTCCTAAGGAAACTGTGGATGAAAGAAGTGAATACTTCAAAGCAAAGACAAGGGACCAAATGTTGTCAGTAGACAACGATTTGATGAAAGAAGAGCATCAAGCCATGCCTATTAATAAAAATAGACAGAGTCGCGTAACATTTGGCGGAACTCAATCGAAAGATTAAGTTCTATAATTTTAATTTGTTTGAATTTAGGATAATTTTATGGCAAATGTAGATTCAGCTTTTGGATTAAGACCTTACGAGGGCTTATCTCCATCAGGTGCTATTCCACAAGCTAGGAAATACCTTATCAACCCATCAGGCTACGGCTCTAACATCTATCAAGGTGACTTAGTTAAATTTAACGGCGGTTACATTGAACAAGCTGGTGTTAGTGACGCTAACATTGTTGGTGTTTTTAATGGTGTCCACTATCAAGGTTCTGACGGTCCTGTATGGAGCAACTTCTACACAGCTAGTACAACTGCTAGTTCTGGAGACATTGAGGTTTACATTTATGATGACCCCAACACGTTGTTCACTATACAAGGTGATTCTGACACAGCATCTACTCAAGCTGCTGTAGGAAGAAACGCTGATACTGTCGGTACAGGCGGAAGCACTACAACTGGTTTATCATCCAGAGAATTAGACGTAAGCACACTAGCAACTACTGCAGGTCTACAGCTTAAAGTAGTTGGTGTTGTGGACAATGAAAACAACGGAACTATTGCAGGTACACACGCTAATTTGATTGTTCAAATTAACGAACACGCCTACAAAGGTCCAGTAGCAGGTACATAATCAATGGCTATATCAAGAGCACAATTAGTTAAGGAGTTAGAACCCGGACTAAATGCACTTTTTGGACTCGAATATGACAAGTATGAAAACGAACACGCCGAAATTTTCGACGCTGAGTCTTCAGACAGAGCATTCGAAGAAGAAGTGATGCTTTCAGGCTTTGACGCTGCACCGGTAAAATCTGAAGGTTCAGGAGTAGCGTTTGACTCTGCTCAAGAATCCTTCACTGCTAGATACACACACGAAACTGTGGCATTAGCTTTCTCTATTACAGAAGAAGCTATTGAAGATAACTTGTATGACAAGTTATCTGCTCGTTACACTCGTGCGTTAGCTAGAAGTATGTCTACAACTAAGCAAATTAAAGCAGCCTCAGTTTTAAACAATGCGTTCAACAGCAGTTTTGCTGGAGGCGACGGTAAAGAGCTTTGTGCCACTGACCACCCAACTATTGGTGGCGGTGACTTTAGAAATGAGCTTTCTACTGCTGCTGACTTAAACGAAACTTCTTTAGAACAAGCATTGATTGACATTGCGGCGTTCATTGACGAACGTGGATTAAAAATAGCTGTACAAGGAACTAAGTTAATTATTCCAAAAGAGCTACAATTCACTGCTGACAGATTGCTTGAAACTAACTTAAGAGTGGGTACTTCTGATAACGATATTAACGCTATCAGAAACATGGGCATGATTCCTCAGGGATACGTGGTCAACCACTACTTAACAGACACTGATGCTTTCTTTATTAAGACTGACGCACCTAACGGATTTAAAATGTTCGAAAGGTCTCCTGTCAGAACTTCTATGGAAGCAGACTTTGATACTGGTAATGTGCGTTACAAAGCTAGAGAAAGATACTCATTTGGGTTCTCTGACCCAAGATGTGTCTTCGGTTCTCCGGGAGCGTAACCAAGTCGTTTAACTTAAGGAACCTCTGGCGGGGGTTTCTCACTCAACCCGCCAACTTTTTTACTATGGATAAAATAAACCCCGAACACTACAAAAATGGCTCAATCGAATGTATTGACGCTATTCAATCAGCTATGTCTGAGAAAGCTTTCTCTGGCTATTTAAAAGGCAACATACTTAAATACATGTGGCGATACGAAAAGAAAAACGGTAAAGAAGACCTAGAAAAAGCTAGGTGGTATTTAAATAAGTTACTTGATACAATAAAATAATATTCCGAGCATTCGAATAACACTGTATGACTGGCTCGGCAGACTTAATCGACATGCAGTATTTAAGGAGCTAATATGGCAACTTCAACATTCAATGGTCCAGTTCGTTCAGAAAATGGATTCAAAACTATTATTAAAAATAGTACAACTGGTAGTCTCACTAATGAGATGACTCTTTCAACTTACAGCACTTCTATTACTGTTGCTGCTACTGGAACTTCTCACAAGGAAGATTCTATTGGAATACCTTCAAACTTTATTCCAATGGGTGTAGCAATTACTGTAACTAGTGCTGCAGCTAACGCAGTAAACTTAGTAGATATTGGTACTGACGCAGATACTGATGGTTTCGTAGACGGAATCACTGTAGCTATTAACTCAACTGGTTTCAAAGGATTTTTCCCTTGTAACGGAGTTTTAGGTATGTCTGGTGGTGCTACAACTGCAGCTACTGAAACAGCTGATGAAGTAGAATTAGTTATTTCTGGAACAGCAGGTGCTGGTGGAGTAATCGCATTAAAATTCTTTGGAATTGCGTCTGACTCACCAACTGCATAATAGGAGCTAACTATGGCAGGACGAATGACAGGTTCTGATGTTGTAACATCATCTGTGACCGCAACTGGCGACATGACTACTAAGCGTTCAAGGCTTCGTGGTTTTGTAGTTTCAGGTGGAGCTTCAGATGGCACAGTTACTTTTAAAAATACTAGTTCAGGTTTGACACTATTGGTTTTACCTGTAAGTGCTAATGCTACAGAAACATTAAATATTCCAGACAATGGAATATTATTTGTAGATGGCATACATGCAACACTATCTAACATAGATAGAGTGACTATATTTTTTACAGGGTAATTAGTGGCAACTTCAGGTACTACAGCCTTTGACTTGAGCGTTGATGAGCTTATAGAAGAAGCTTATGAGCGTTGTGGAGTTGAATTAAGAACAGGGTACGATTTAGAAAGTGCAAGAAGGTCATTAAATATTATGATGGCTGATTGGGCTAACCGTGGACTTAATCAATGGACAATAGAACAACGCTCAGTCACAGTTACTTCAGGAACTAACTACATAGACATTGGCACTGATGTAGTTGACATTACTGAAGCTGTAATTAGAAGAAGTGGTACCGATATACAACTAAGTAGAATTAGTCGTTCTGACTATTTATATACACCGTCTAAAGATAGTACAGGTAGACCAAACCAATATTTCTTAGATAGGCAAACAACACCTAGAATTTATTTGTTTCCAACACCAGAAAACTCTACTGACACATTAATTTACAATGCGTTGACTAGAATACAAGATGCAGGAGACTACACAAACAACATGGAAATAGTATTTAGATTTATACCTTGCATGGTAGCAGGACTAGCATATTACCTAGCTATGAAAAGAAACCCTGCAGCATTGGCAAATCTAAAAACAGTTTATGACGAAGAATTTAATAGAGCAGCATTCATGGATAGAGAAGGAGGTAGCTCTAAATTTGTAGGTTCTTAACATGAGTTTCGCTACGGCAAAATACGCATACGGTCTGTGTGACCAATGTGGTCAAAGATACAAATTAAAAAGACTCAAAAAACAATGGGACGGCATAAAGTCTTGTCCACAATGTTTTGATACAAAACATCCACAACTACAACCTAAGAATAGACCAGCTGACCCAGAAGCTTTACGTGACCCTAGACCAAATACAGACATAGAAGTATTTAGTGGCAAAGTAATTAGTGATGATGTTATTGGCAGTAATATCAATGGTTTTAGAATAGTAAGCACTCTAGGAAGTGTAGAAGCGGGAGCAGATGTAGTAGCTAATCCAGATACTTCAAGTGTTACAACAGCTTTGACAGGGCAAAGTTCAACAAGTTCATTAGGTACGCCAACTCTTTCTACAAACGTAACTACATATGCAGTCACTGTAGCATCTTACTTAGGAGCAAACAGATACTACATAGATGGAGTTGTATATCCTACTTTAAATTTGTCTGAAGGTAGCATATACAGATTTGACCAATCTGATTCTAGTAACTCTGGACATCCATTAAGATTTTCAACAACATCCAATGGTAGTCATGGCGGAGGCTCTGAGTACACTACAGGAGTAACTACAAGTGGTACTCCGGGCAGTTCCGGAGCATACACACAAATAACTGTAGCAGTTGGAGCACCAACACTTTATTATTACTGTACTAACCACTCTGGTATGGGTGGACAAGCAAATACACCATAAATTTAATGATATAATTAACTATGAGTTTTACTTACGGCACATTAAAAACAACTGTACAAAATTATTTAGATACAGAAGAAACTGCTTTTGTAGCTACACTACCTACTTTCATAACTACAGCAGAAGAAAGAATACTTAAAGGTGCAAATCTAAATGTATTTAGAAAAAACGTAACAGGTACTTTGACAGCAGGTAATACATATTTATCTATGCCTAGCGACTACTTGAAAACTTTTAGTTTAGCCACAGTAGATAGCGGAGTGTATGACTACTTATTACTTAAACATGTTAGTTTTATGAGAGAGTATCAACCTGACTCAACTACATCTAGTAAAAGAGGAAAACCTAAATACTATGCTCAGTTTGATGAAAATAGTTTTATTGTAAGTCCTGTCCCTGATTCAGCATACACCGTAGAGTTGCATTATTTTTACGAACCAGCATCTTTAACAGCAGGTAGTGATAGTGGCACAACATGGCTTTCTGAAAATGCCAGAGATGCTTTATTGTATGGCACACTTATAGAAGGAGCGTTGTTCCAAAAACTACCTTTAAATGAAGTACAAGCATACGAAAGCAGATTTCAAGAAGCTTTACTTAAATTAAAAACAGAGCAAGAAGCTCTTGGTACAAGAGAAGAATACAGATATGACAGACCAAGAGGCGTACCTACTACTAACACATGAGTTTTGAGATAAAAGTTACCTCTAATTTAGGGGACATTTCAGTAGCTACAGAAAACGAAAAAGGACATTCTGCAGAGTATTTAGCACAAAGATGTGCAGATAAAATTTGTGGCATTTCAGAGAACGCTGCTCCTGAAGTCAGACAACAGGCAGAAGCTTTTAAGGTAGCTATTTACAATACAATCCTTTATTATATGAAACAAGCTATCACTAGTGATAGGACAACAGTGACAGGGCTTCTTAAGAGGCAAGGTCATAATGATTTAGCTAAAATTTTAATGGAGCTTTGACATGGCAATATCTTCGACTTTAACAACTAGTTTTAAAACTGAACTTTTAACCGGTACGCATAACTTTACTAATAGTTCTGGTGATACTTTTAAATTAGCACTTTTTACAAGTTCTGCGACTTTAGGAGCTTCTACTACAGCATATGCTACTACTAATGAAGTTTCAGGCACTGGATATAGTGCGGGTGGAGGAACACTAACTAACGTTACTCCTTCGGCTGATGGAACTACTGCAATTACAGATTTTGCAGATTTAACTTTTAGTAGTGCCACAATAACTGCTAGAGGCTGTTTAATTTATAACAGCACTGATTCTGATAAATCGGTAGCTAGTATAGATTTTGGTGGTGATAAAACTTCTACAGCAGGTGACTTTACTATTCAGTTCCCAGCAGCAGCAGCAAGTACAGCTATTATAAGAATAGCGTAGGAGGAGAGCATGGCTCTTGTCCTAAACGATAGGGTAAAAGAAACCACCACTTCTACTGGTACAGGTACAGTCAATTTAGCTGGAGCCGAAACTGGCTTTGAAACTTTTGTAGCAGGTATAGGTAATACTAATACGACTTATTATGCGATAGTACATCAATCAGCAGATGAGTTTGAAGTAGGTCTAGGTACAGTATCAGATTCTTCTCCCGACACATTATCAAGAACTACGATTATCAGCAGTTCTAATTCTGACTCCGCAGTAAACTTTTCCGCAGGAACTAAAGATGTATTTTGTACATTACCTGCAAGTAAATCTTTATTTGCAGATGCTTCTGGTAATGTTGGTATTGGAGAAACAAGCCCTGATTTAAAACTTCATGTAAAAAGCAGTGGACAAATAGCAAAATTAGAAACTACAGCTAGTACAGGTGATTGTATTTTAACTTTTGCCGATGCTTCTGCTAACAAAGGATTTGTAGGTTTTGGTTCTAGCAGTTCTGAGATTTTTCAAATAACTAATATTGAAAATGGTGACATGAAGTTTGACACTAATAATACGGAACGCATGAGGATTGATTCTTCAGGTAATGTTGGGATTGGTGCTTCCAGTCCAAACCATGCTTTAAGTGTTGGTTCTACATCTGTAGCTACTTCTATTATTAGTGTTGTTGGTTCTTCTTCTGGATTTCCACAAGTAAGATTTAGTGATGATACAAATGAATCAGGTCAAGGTCGTATTTTTTATGATTCCGCTAATGATGCTTTGGGTTTTTCCTCTGCAGGTTCAGAAAGAATGAGAATCAATTCTTCTGGTAATGTTGGTATTGGCAATACATCACCCTCAGTAGCATTAGGAGTTACAGGTGCAATTATAGCTTCTGATAATATTACAGCTTACGGAACTCCATCTGATATTCGTCTTAAAGAAAATATAAAAGTTATAGATAATGCTTTAGATAAAGTTAAACAATTAAAAGGTATTACCTATGACTTAAAATCAGATGGCAATAGACTTACAGGACTAATAGCACAAGATGTAGAAAAAGTATTGCCAGAGGCAGTTTATGAAACTTCTGCTGTAGATGATGCTGACGATAAACACCTAGCTATTCGTTATGGCAACACAGTAGGTTTATTAGTAGAAGCTATTAAAGAGCAACAAGAGCAAATACAAACTCTTACAGCCAAAGTAAAAGAACTAGAGGATAAATAATGTTAATTAAAGATAATGCTTTAACTTTAGACTTTAATTTAGCAGAAACTAAAGCATATCAAACAATGCCTATGTATAACTATTGGAAAGGTTGGTGGGCAGAAAATCCAAGAAACCCTGTTGAAGAAGTTATAAAGCTGTTATGGGAAGATTTAATAGACCCTAACGATTATCTTCAAGGCGGTTTTGAATATTGGTCAAGAGTATTTGAAGATATAGGTTTTTTAGAATGGCATCAAGATACTTGTGAGTCGCATTATGTTAATGACGAATATTTAATAGCAGATAAAAGTTTAGTTTATTATGTTGAAGTAAGCCCTGATTTATGTGGTGGGGTAATGGAAGTAGCTCCATATAATAATAGGTTAGATTTAGAAACACAATGTAAAAGTGCTTTAAATATAGATACAGAAGCTGTAGAAAGAATTTTGCCAAAACAAAACAGATTTGTCTTAATTGACTCTGCTCAAATGCACAGAGTCACAAAAATACACAAAGGCACAAGAAAAAACTTAGCTTCAAGTATATGGAAACAAACGCCTAAACTTTTTCAAGAGCATGAAAATTGGAATAGAATATTTCCAGAAAATCAAAAAATGGAAAAAGTAAATTGGTTAGAAAAAAGGAATAATTAATGGCAATTTCAAGTTCAGGAGCAGTATCATTCGCTAACATACAAACCGAGTATGGTGGTAGTAATCCTATTAGTTTAAGTGAGTATTATTCTGGAAGTTTACCTAGTAATACAGGCTCTACTACTGTAATTACTCCTACAGTCACGAGTCATGTAAGTTCCTATACAGCAGGTTCAGGTAAATCTACCGTTACTGCATATAGATACACAGATGGGTGGGCTAACAGTAATCTTAGCGGTACTGCAGCTAATGTTGCGAGTGGCACTACAGAGTCAATCACTGTTGATGAACGTTCGGGAGTAGATTTAACAGGAAATTCTGGAGCAATACCTTCTTCTGGAACAATAGATATGAACAAATTTAGAGGTACAAGTGCAGGAACAAATACTCCAATGACTTTGCTTGGTATGTATTTTTATAGAGATACAGGTCAATTATTTCCCAATGTTTTATACATAATTGTATCAGGTCATGTAGGAACTGCGGTCACTTACCCTACTACACCCACTACGTTTGGGCTTCCTTGTGTAAGTTTAGCTTGTGCTGCCGAAGGAAATGCTCCTGCTACTATTTTATACAATAATGCTCAATCTAGTGGAAACGGCATATATGCAGCTCATTTTGGGCTTACTCATCAAAATAATGCTACTTTAGGAAACTATTCAATTTGTAGCATGACGGGTTCACAAACAAATTCTCAAGTAGGTGGTTTTAGTGGAACTTGGACTATAACTGTAAATCACTAATGGCTATTATTTATAAAACAATAAATGGCGTTGAATATGCCGAAGAAATTTATAAAAATGAAATTATTAGGACGAAAGTAGTTGCGGATATTACCGAAGAAATGATTATAAACATATTTACTATTATGAAAAATTCAATAGATGAAAAACTTAATACTTTAAACCCAGAAAATAAAGCTAAAGAAGACGCTAAAACAGAAGTGCAACACATCACTACTATAGATTTAAAAAACCCAATAACCACAGTAGAGGAAATATAATGGGTTTAGAAACCACTTTTATTGAATTAAATCCAGAACCTATTCGTGTTGAAGCAGGTCTGCAAATATCTATAACTACAGGAGATACAAAAGCAACGATTATTAGAACTTCTTTAGAAGATAATATAAATGGCGATAATTTAGTTTTTGATACAGTAAGACCAAAAGTATTTAAAAGACCAAATAATTTAATTGTTGTCAAAGGCTCAATAAAAATAAAAATGTATTGGGAAGAAGCCGATAATATTCAAGCTGCAGACATTGATAGAATGAAAGAGCTTAATGCTAATGACCCTGTTATGTCTGGCTCTTGGTCTGAGTCATCAACTGCTGATGCTTTGGCTAATAAAGAGTACCTAACTACTTATACTTATGGACCAGATTACGTTCAGTTATCTAATAAAGCAGGTGGTTGGAAATTAGCAACAAATGTAAAATTAGAAGCTACTGCGGATGACACTAGACTTTTTTGCGTAAATTCAGATACTCACGATTGGGATGTAAAAATAATTGACATACCTGTAGGTGAGACAAAAACTTTAGCAAAACAACAAACTGACAATTATATTTTCTTTTCTCAAAATTGTTCTATTGGAGAAACGCAAATAGCAGAAAACTCAGTAAAAAAATTAACCAGCGACTCTGTAGACATAACTAACCAAGCGAATATGGCTGCAAGAGTTATAATAGTGTCTAGGTAAATGATATGTGGAACATAAGAAAAATATATAAATACTCTAAATCAGTTTTTGAAAGAGATGCTCAAGAACAGCTTATACAAGATGCAAGTGGCACAGAAAGATTAGAAGAAGTACAGGCTTTATACAGAGAGCTTATGTTCCCTAGCGGATTAATGGTTTGGAGAAATCTTACCAAAACAAAAGAAAAAAGAAATATTTTATGGGGAACAGATTGGAATGATGAAGAACGAGTTAATAAAAATGTTATACCTGTTTTATCGGACCGAGCTTATCTGCAATCTTTGTCTCCGAACACAGTCGGAGCACATTTAGGAAATCTTTTTAAAGATTGGACAATCGAAGAATTGTATGACAAAAGATTTTTAGAGTCAGAAGCTAGAGATGGAGAAACTTATATTGGAGCCACAGACCACATGAGAATAAACATTGCCCGTCATATGTTTTTATCACATGATTTATGGCATATATTATTTAGATATGACACTTCTCCCTTTGGTGAAGGTTTAATACAAAATATTTCGTATCAACAATGTGGTAATTGGGCAATGTGGTATGTTGGATTTGTTGTCACTTGTCGCATAGCTTGGAGAAATAAATCTTTAACACCTTTTAAAGTTTATAGAGAAGCAAGTAAATTAGGGAAAGCTGCAGCGAAATTAAATTTAATTGCAAATACACCTATAAAATTTTTACAAAGTGATATAGAAGAAATACGAGAAAAATACAATATTGGCGTTCCTATTGAATATTTAAAATGGACGAAAGAGCATCCAGAACAATTTAGGTTAGATACTTTTCATCCAGAATACAATGATAGAAAATGGAATGAGGCAGAATGTGTTTAAATGGAACTTTCCTATAGCAAAACTGCTAATAGAAAAAGTAAAAAAATATTACAAAGCAAATGGTTTATATAAAACCATTTTGTATGTAATTTTTATAGTCATTGGTTTTAAGGTTTTTGTTATTAATGGCATTATTTTTTCTTTAAATTATATTTTTAACTTAGACATAAAGTATGGACCAATACTTTATTATGTTTTAGGAGTGCAAGTAATTTAGATGTTTGGTATAACCGCATTTGCAGAAGCCCCATTTTCAGCATTAGCTGGAGGAGATAATGCAAATGTAAATGTAAATATTACGGGACAATCTGCTACTGGAGCTGTAGGTAGTTTTACTTTTGTAGGAAAAGCGAATGTAACACCTACCTCTCAAGTAGGAACCTCTGCTTTAGGCACAGCTACTGTTAATGCTGGAGCAAGTGCTACTCTTTCTGGTCAAGCAGGTACATCAGCACTAGGTACAACTTCACAGGTAGGTGAGGTAAATGTAATTCCTTCTGGACAAGTTGGTACAGGAGCAATATCAGGAGTTGGTGTAAATGGAAGTGTTGTAGCTATACTGCCAAGCGTTTCAGCTAATGTTGGCTCTGTAAGTGTAAGTACAGACGCAGAAGCTAATGTTAGTCCTGCAGGTCAAACTAGTACATCAGCAGTTGGCTCACTTTCTTTTGTAGCTGCAGCAAACGTAACTCTTTCTGGGCAAGTTGGTACAAGTGCAGTAGGCTCAATAACACCAAACGCAGCAGCTAATGTAAGCGTAGACGGTCAAACAAGCACAGCAGCTTTAGGCACACCTTCAATAACAGGTGGAGCAAATGTTTCTGTTTCGGGACTAACCCTTCAGGCTACTTTAAATAACCCTAGTACAAGAACAAAAAATGTAATTAGTATTACTGGTCAAACAAGCACATCAGCACTAGGTTCTTTATCTTCAATAACAGGAGGAGCAAATATAGTTCCTTTAGGACAAGTAGGAACAGCAGGGACTCCTATTATATTAGTTTGGGGATTAATTGATGACGACCAAACAGCTGATTACGGTAGTGTAGATGATAGTCAAACGCCTAGTTATAGTGATGTTAGTAATAGTCAAACGCCTAGTTATAGCAATGTTGACGATAGCCAAACACCTAGTTATTCTAATGTTAATGATAGCCAAACTCCTGATTGGCAAGACGTAGCATAGGAGATATAATCAACAAATGTCCACAGTATATACAAATGATTTAAGACTAAAAGAAATAGGTACTGGACTAGAGTCTGGAACGTGGGGAACATCCACAAATACCAATTTAAGTCTGATAGCAGAAGCCTTTTCTTATAAAACAGAGGCTACTTTTAGTTCTGATGCAAACGTTACCACTACTATTGCAGATGGTGCTACTGACAAGTATCGAGCTTTATATGTAAAAGTTACTTCCGGAGTTTCACTAACAGCCACAAGAACTTTAACAATAGGACCGAATACTTGTTCAAAAGCTATATTTATTGAAAACGCAACATCAGGGGGACAAGCAATAACTATCAAACAAGGTTCTGGAGCTACGGTTGACGTATCTAATGGCAAAGCTAAATTATTACTACTAGAAGGAACAGGTGCTTCCGCAGGAGTTATAGACGGTTTAGATAAAATAGAATTAGGTTCAAGTTCAACCATAGGCGGAAACAGTCCTATTAGTGCAGACAGTACCACAACATTTACCAATAAAACTTTCGACGCAAATGCTACAGGTAACAGCATATCTAATATAGAAAATGCAGATATAAGTGCATCTGCAGCTATTGCTTTTAGTAAAATGGCTAATCTTACTACAGCAAGAGCTTTAGTTTCTGATGGTAGTGGGGATGTTTCTGTAAGTGATGTAACCTCAACAGAATTAGGGTATTTAGATGGTGTTACTTCTGCAATACAAACTCAATTAGATTCTAAAACTACTGCAAGTAGCACAACAACTTTTACTAATAAAAGTGGAAACATATCTCAATGGACAAATGATTCTGGATATTTAACCTCTTATGTTACTTCCTATTCTCAAAGTTCAACTTCAGGTTATATAAAATTTAGTAACGGATTACAGATTTGTTGGGCGAGAGTAGCTATTAGTTCATGGACTCCATCTTGGACATATCCGTTAGCATTTTCTAATGCTGTTGTATCTCTTTCCAAACATGATGAAAGAACAACTTCTTCTGGAGATGGTTCAAACTATATACACACAGTAGGAACTTCTAGTGCCACATTTACTACAAGTGCGAATCCCGGAAATATGAGAGTAATTGCTATAGGGTATTAACATGGCTAAATACGCACACATAGACGAAAATAATATTTTAAAAGGTTTTTATGATGACTCTGTACACGACAGTATTCCGACACCTAAAGTAAGTTTAACAGAGGAACAATGGCAAACTGCAGTAGACAATAACCACAATTATATTGCTAATGATGGCTCATCAAAAACTGTAGATTTAGAATCTACTGCGGGAGAAAAAGTTGCAGGGGCATACGCGTATTTAAATTCTACTGATTGGTACGTTGTTAGGAAAGCAGACACAGGTGAAGCTGTTCCTAGCGAAATAACAGCTAAAAGGACGGAAGCAAGACAAACAATAAATGATTTAGAGGAATAAATGGAAATTTTACTTTGGATAATATTTGTAACGGTAGTAGGCAAAGCACTACTAAAAGCTATTCGACCCGATATAAACAGAGCGTTAGATGTAAAACTAAAAGAATATTGGGATAACCTAAGAGATTATTTTTAATGGCTAGAGCAACTGTTTCAGAACTAGATAAAAGATTAAGTGCTCACGAGGCTGCTTGTGAACAACGCTGGAAAGAAAACTATAGACGTTTAGAAGCTATTGAAAATGGTATTCTTTCTATAAACAAAACAATTAGAAACAGTCTAATATTTACGATTACAGTATTTCTAGGAATTACTGGATTTTTTATTCAACAAAACTTGTTTTAATATAAAATGCTTAAATGGCTATTGTTAAATACGAATTCAAACCCGGAGTCAATAAAGACAATACTAACTACTCAAATGAGTTTGGGTGGTTTGATTCTAATTTAGTCAGATTTAAAAAAGGTCTTCCAGAAAAAATTGGTGGCTGGGCAAAATACATTACAACAGCTTTTCTAGGTAAATGTAGGGCACTACATCAGTGGGTTAATTTAAACGGTACTTCTATAATAGGACTGGGCACTACTTTTAAATACTATATAGCTCGAGGGAACGAGTTTGTAGATATAACACCTATAAGAAAGACCAACACTAATACAATCACTTTTGCTGCTAGTAATGGTTCTTCTACTATAACTGTCACGGATAGTGGTAATCATGACGCACAAGTAAACGATTTCGTTACCTTTAGTAGTGCAGTTAGTTTGGGTGGAAATATTACAGCAGACGTATTAAATCAAAACTATCAAATAGATTCGATTACATCTACGACCGTATATACCATAACTGCAAAAGATACGTCAGGGAGCACAGTGACAGCAAACTCTTCTGACTCAGGAAACGGTGGCTCGGCTACTGATGGAGAATACGAAGTTAATGTAGGTCTAGATGCTACCGTTACAGGAACAGGTTGGAGTACAGATGCTTGGGGTGACGGTACATGGGGTTCTAGTTCTTCTTTATCAGCTATTAATCAATTAAGAATATGGACACACGATAACTTCGGAGAAGATTTAGTAATAAACCCTAGAGCCGGAAGTATTTACTACTACGACGAGTCAAACACTGACCAAAGAGCTGTAGAACTAGCAGGTAAAGTAGGAGCAAACAAAGTGCCAACTAAAGCACTTCAGGTAATAGTTTCAGAAAAAGACAGACATTTAATTATTTTAGGTGCTGACCCATTAGATGCTAATGGTTCTAGAACAGGAGTTATTGACCCAATGTTAGTAGCATTTTCTGACCAAGAGAATGCTTTAGAGTTTGAAGCGTTAGCAACTAATACCGCAGGGTCACTTAGAATATCTTCAGGAGCTGTAATTATCGGTGGCATAAGAGCAAGAGAAGAAACTTTAATATTTACTGACAATGCTTTATTTTCTATGCAATTTATTGGTCCACCATTTACTTTTGGCGTAAATATGATTAATGAAGGTATCGGTTGTATTGGTCCAAAAGCTATGACTAATGTCGCGGGAGGAGTGTATTGGATGGACTATACAGGATTTTATTTCTATAACGGTACGGTGCAGCCTATACAATGTAGTGTGCAAGACTATGTTTTTGACGATTTTAATTCTTCTGAGCCATACAAAACTTTTGCTTTCAGTAATCAAGAATTTAATGAAGTAGGTTGGTTTTACTGTTCTGCAGATAGTGCTGAGATAGACAGGTATGTTGTTTATAACTATTTTGAAAGAGCATGGGTAGTAGGACAACTAGAAAGACATGCTTGGCTAGATGCTGGAATAAATCAAAAACCTTTAGCTACTGGTACAAATACTAGTAATTATTTATATGAACATGAAGTAGGAAATGATGATGATGGTTCTGCCATGGCTAATGTATTTATAGAAAGTAGTGATTTTGACATTGCAGATGGTGAAGAGTTTTCTTTTTTAAGAAGAATTATTCCTGACATAAAATTTACTGGGAGTGCAGGTACTGGTCAGGGAGTTAATTATGTTTTAAAAAACAGAGACTTTAATGCCAGTTCTCTAACAACATCTGAAACAAAATCAGTTTTAGATAGTACAACAAAAATAGACGTAAGAGTTAGAGCAAGACAATTAGCCTTTAGAGTAGAAGGAGACGATTCAGCTACTGGTGTAGGTTGGCGATTAGGAGCAACACGTTTTGATTTAAATAAAAGTGGTAAAAGGTAGTGTCTAAATTAATAGAAACCAGACTACCTATCTGCGGAACTCCCGACGTAGCTCCCTCTGACTTTAATAGATTAGTAAGAGTTTTAGAAATAAATCTTAACAGATTTGACCCAGATGCTACTTTACAAATTTCAACGGCTACACGTGATGAAGGTAACTTTGAAGAGGGTTCTATTATTTGGAATACAACTGAGGGTCAACTTCAAGCATATACAGGAAACGAATGGGTTGGTTTAACAGAGTCAAAAACGCCAACTGCCGAATCCAGTGGTGGACTACAGGCTACAAGTTCTTTAGGAGACGTAACGATAGCGACAAACGGAAACGTGGTTTTTGTGGTAACATGAGTTGGGATAATGACACAAAATTAAGTAAAAACTTTTCTTTAAGAGAGTTTACTAAAAGTCAAACAGCCGCCAGACATGGCATAGATAATTTTGTTTATGATGAAGAAACATTTAAAAATCTACAAAGCCTTTGCGAAGAAGTTGTGCAACCAGTTCGGGACTACTACAATATTCCTTTTAGCCCTAATAGCGGTTTTCGCTCTCTCGCTCTTAACAGACTTCTTGGCTCTAAAGATACTAGTCAGCATGTACTAGGTCAGGCAGTAGATATAGAAGTACCTACCATTAATAACTTTGAATTAATGGAGTTTATTTCTAGTAATTTAAACTTCGACCAAGTAATATTAGAATTCTATAACGAAGATGACCCCAAGAGTGGTTGGGTGCATGTTAGTTATGACAGAGATAAAGACAACAACAGATACCGTGTACTTGCTTACGACGGCAAAAAGTATACGGTATTACAGGACTAATGCCCGAACTAAACTTAGAAAACTATTCAGATTTAATTATAGGACTACTAACATTGCTAGTAGGTCTTTCTATTAGAGACTGGGCAACATCTTTTGTAAAAGGAGCAAGATTTAGATTTGACCCTTCATTTGCAGAGGGCGACAAAGTTATTCTTGATGACCAACAAGCCATGATTATTAAAATAGGTCTAAACACCACTGTTTTTGGTGTTTATGGAGATGACGGTTACACATGGCGTTTTGTACCAAACGAGCGTATTGCTATGCTAAAATTAGAGAAGATTGTAGACCCAGAGCTACATGCAGATACAAAACAAGAAAAGGCACAAAAAATTATTGATGCTATACAAAGTTCAGATATTTCTAGCAATAAGTTAGAAATAGATAAACTAAAAGGATATACCAGCGTAAAAGATGAAAAGAAATAAAAAATTAAAAAAACGTTTCCACAAAGGCTGCGGTGCTGTAGCTAGTGGTAAAAGAAAAAAGACTACTTATGCCTAGTAAAAGAAAAGGCAAAATGCCACCTAGAAACAAAAAGAACTACCGTTCTACAAAGTCTGGTGCGGGTATGACAAAAGCTGGAGTAAAGGCTTACAGAAGATTAAACCCCGGTTCTAAATTAAAAACGGCTGTTACAGGTAAAGTTAAAAAAGGTAGTAAAGCTGCTAAAAGAAGAAAGTCATATTGTGCACGTTCTGCTGGACAAATGAAAAAATTTCCAAAAGCAGCTAAAAATCCTAACTCTAGATTGCGACAAGCACGTAGAAGGTGGAAGTGTTAAATGGCTAGAAAATTTAAGAAAGTCCCTAAAACTAAAGGAGGTGTACCTAAAAAGTATGTAAAAGGTGCAAAAAATCCTAAAGCTAGGGAGAAAGAAATAAAAAGAACTGCTAAACTATACAAACAAGGAAAGCTTACTCCAGCTATGATGGATAGGATTTCTAAACTTAGGAGCAAAAGTGGCAACAAAAACACAAGGAAAAAGAAAACCCGTAAGAAAAAAAAGTAGTGCTGGTAGCGGTAAAGCCGCAACTATAGCTAAATACTCTAAATCAAGCGGAATATCGAAAAGCACTTTGAGTAAAGTGTACTCTCGTGGTTTAGGAGCATACTACTCCAGTGGGTCTAGACCTAACACTTCAGCACATGCTTGGGCTGCAGGACGCGTAAGAAGTTTTGCTACAGGCAAGGGCGGAGCTAGAAAAGCTGACAAAGATTTGTTGGGTGGTAAAAAGAAAACTAAGAAAAAAACTGCACCAACAAAAAGGCGTAGGAGGAAATAGCATGGGTAGAGGACTTTATTACAACATCAATAAAAAACGTAAAGAAGGCAGAAAAATGCGTAAGAAAGGAGCCAAAGGTGCACCAACTGCTAAAAACTTTAAGGACGCAGCTAAAACTGCTAGAAAGCCTATGAAGAAAACTGCCCCAACAAAAAGAAGGCGTAGGAGGTAACATGCCAAAACATAAATACTCAGCAAAGCAAAAGAAGTTAGCTAGAGTCGCACCACCAAGAGATAAAATTACTGGTGCTGATTTTAAAAAACTTAAAAAGAAGAAAAAGAAACCTACTAAAAGGAGGAAAAAATAATGGGTTATCATAAGAAGAAAAAGAAAAAGAAAAAGAAATGAAAGTAGCAGCACCAAAAGGCTACCACTGGATGAAGTCTGGTAAGTCCTACAAACTTATGAAAGACCCCAAAGGTGGCTACAAAGCACATAAAGGTTCAAGTAAATCTGCAAACTTTGCAGTTC